AGCCGTTGCAGAAACGAACAACCCCAAATAAAACACACCGCACAGCCGCACAAAGGCTAGCCGATCAACAGGCAGAGCAGTTAAAAGTAAATCAGGATAAAATAAGAGAAAAGTACAAAGGCACAAAAGGACAGAAAAAGAACGTAGCGCCTTTCGTTTAATACCTACCAACCTCGAGAACTAGAGCGGCTTAACGGTCGCTCTTTTTTTATGCAACCTCAAAAAATTTTCGCCGCTCCCGTTGGTCGCGGCTTGGCTATAATGGAGAACGTACCATGCCCAAAGATCTACAGCACTTCCTTGCAGATGATGAAGATATACTCTACTCTTGGAAGCCTCTCGACCTTGATACAGAGTCTGATCCGTATTATCCAGACATCGATGATATTGCTCTCGAATCTGGCAACATCACTTACGAACACCCATAGAGTTGGCCCGTTCCACCCACCCACGCACGGCTTACACCGTGCCGCAGAAACCTTTCATAAGGTTTCCGCACCTTCCAAATCGCGGCTCTTCCGAGCCGCCCCCACCTATAGCATGGACTACTACGGTGAGATTAATAATAATGTAAATTAAACCATAAGCATGGAGAACAGAAAATGAGTAAGCCAAACTTACCTAATTACTATTTAAAAAATGTATCCAAAGATAACCCAATAAATAACATAGCTTTAGTTTATTGTGGACGCATCATATCGATAGCACAGCACATAGTAGCAATCGATGAACATAGTGAGCCTATTGTCACAATGGAAGCAAGACTATTACCACATGCTGGTGTTGACTACCACATTGTTCATTACAACGAGTCACCAAGTTCACTAATTAATGCACTACTAGATTTAATGTCACAAGTAGACAAAGAAAACTTAAAACTAATAGAATCCATAAAGGATAGCACAACAAAAGGAGAACAAAATGTTTGACGCTATATCCGAAACAAAACCTTGGGACTTTCCGATTGAGGTTTTCCCAACGCCAAACGCTGTCACTGGTGACTTATTACCAAACAGTCAACAGATCATACGCACAGATACCAATGAGGTATTAGGTGTACATGGTCGGGCATACAAACCAGTGCTACACGATGATGTAGTTAACTCAATCGAAGATGCTGTAATTCAATCTAATGTATCTAAAGATTATGAGGTAATACCAGAAATATACGACAACGGTGCTAAGATGCGCGGTACTGTACATTTCCGAGACTTGTATGTCGAAAACAAATATTCAGCAGAAGTTGGTGATATTGTCAACTTCAGAGTTGATTTTATGAACAGTTACGATGCGTCTTGGAGTTTCTTACAAAAAAGCAAAGGCTTCAGACTTCTATGCAAAAACGGTATGGTATCTGGTTTAGCTATTGCTACTTCTAAATACAAACACACTACGTCAATAAATATTGAAGGTAGTGCCAACAAAATACAAATAGGTTTGGAAACATTTATCAAAAATCGTGATCGATGGGCAGCATGGACTCGAACAGAAATTGACCAAGAGAATGTTGAAACCTTCTTCAAAGCTACAGTCGCTAAAGCATTTACCAGACAACGCGGCATCACCAAGACCAATGAAAAGCAACTCGAAAAATTGTTAGGTATTTATTCCAATGAGAAGCGTCAGCTAGGTCCAAATCTATGGGCATTGTACAACTGCCTAACATACTGGTCTACACACACCTCAGAGGACAGTAGATCGCCTCACATCACTGCTTTTCAACGTGAGGGTGCTGTTGAAAATGCACTGAACTCATCAGCATGGCATAAATTAGAAGATGGAGTAACATTATGAGTGAGCAAAAAATGAATGCAACACGGTCATTGCGCGTAGACAAAGTTTTTATAGATGATGATCAAGAAAAAACAATAGAACGAGAGTTAATCTTAGAGTATTCAGATAATATTCCAAACAGACTTTATTTAAAAATTACAGAACCAAATAAGGTAGGTGGTGCTTTAAACTCTTATTCTATTTACGAAGTTGAAAAACTAAAAAAGTATATCAATCAAACATATCTTTTAATGAAAGAGAATAGAGATGGTGGAAGTAACTTGTAAAAATTGTGATGGTAACGGTGAATATCATGCTGATGTACCTGTAGTAGACCACGTCAATGGTGGTTTCTTTGATGATAAACTAGTCACATGTGAGGACTGTGATGGACACGGAGAAATAGAAGTTGACAGTGACTAAGATCTTGCTGCATATTCGCAGCATGAAAAGTTATCTTAATACTATTATCGAGCATGCTGCTTCCCGAAATGTAGAACTAAAAGAAGCATTTCGGGTAGCAGATATTCCAACCAGCACTTATTATCGAACAATAAATAATGTCACAGAGTTAAGATATGAAACCGCTTTGAAGATCTTTAAGGCAATAGATGAAAAAATCAAAAGAGATAAATACTTAGAGCGTAAGGGATATCCTACTGTCACACGCAAAAGAGTCTATAGATATTGAAAAAACATTTTATTTACTGCCTAACTTGTAGGGAAAAAGCATTTAACTTTGTTGCAATACTAAAAAAAGAAACCAAAGGCTCAACAGAACCATGCAACTTTTACTGCATCGATTGTTATGAAAGAGAGCTATGCCAAATAACAACAAAACAAAAGGAACTTACCATGAAAAATG